ATTCACCTTTAACTGAGAGGCTTGAATGCCTAACCATTAAGGTGTCCATGTAGCGATTCGGAACTTGGTTATTTTGAAACCAGCGCAATAAAGCCCTGGTTCCATGTAACGTAAGTTCTGATTCCGCTTCAAACTTGATTTTCTTCCGTGGCTCCCCAGCAGAATACACACTTGTTATGCTGTGTATCTGGGTTCCACCTAGCAAGACCTTCGGTATGAAGGATCGACGAAAGGCGAACCAATAATCTTCTACTGACGGACAACATATATCAAACAACTCATCGTATGCCCAGTGCCTTAACGAATTAAGGTACCAAACATATCGAGGAAGCGTTGATACAGGCGTCTTTATGTAGAAGGGAGTAACATCAACACCGTGAAAATAATGCTTACCACAGGATTCGCGAAACGCAATTCCCGTAATAAAGCTCTTCTCCACGTTTGTTGAAAAACCTAAATCAGCAAGGACGCTGACAAGGTTCCGTGCACATCTGGTCGGGACAATAATATCGTCACCATAGATGTTTACGAACTCCGGAGAGCAGTCATTTAATTCCGCCACAGCTCTGCTGATGGCGTAGAAAATTAAGGACTCTAGCTCAAACGTGAAGCCGTTTCCCATTGCGGAAAACTTCTCCCATTTTACAACTGAACCGTTAGGTAAAGTACCATAACGTGACCGAAGGTCATTAAGGAGGTTATACCAATCCGTCGGGAGAAGATCCCAGACAAGACGATGAGATATACTATCAGAAGCTGAAGCTAGATCCAACGTGGAAACAATTCCCGTTGCCGAACCTAGTCTTGCAAATTCTTGATTAGTAGTCTGATCCCTTAAGTTTACGTTAACTATTTTAGATAAACGTGACTTCAGATAAGTTCCAACAGCTGTTTGAAGCAGGGCGTTTCCGTCCGGCTCCATAGCTATGGCTCGATCGATGTCAGTTTTCTTTGGTACTGTCGTCACCTGGTTTCCCAGGACATGATTTGGTAGTGTATTTTCTACTAAAGCTTTCCAAGGCGGCGTTGCCGCTATGGTTGCTTGTAGATATCTACTCGCAGATCGTGTAACGTCGATAGACCAAGTACTATGATACTTAAAGTAAGCATCACCATGTTTCCTACGACGAGATGTTGTTGCGCCGCTCGTAAAACGAGCGCGTTCAAACATCCGCGCAGGATCGCATGGACCAAGAACATTAGCGATTAATTGCTGTGCTCTGGCTAAAGTACTATTAAAAAACCAACTGGGTGTCGATTTGTGGTAGCCATCATTATTGATAGCAGCACAAGCCGTTTCGCTCTCAAGAAGCTTTGCAACCGCCGCGTCCGCTCGTACCTTTTCAGGTACTCCTGGTCGTGACAGTTTTGAAGTTATTTCTTGTTTAAGGTAAGACCACTTAAAGCGGTCTACCGTGCTCGTAGAAAAACTCGGACATACAAGTATGTCCTCGTTATACGGACACGAATCCTTAAATAGAGCGTTGGCCAAAAAATCGGTAGCATTATGCTCTCCCATTGTATCTACTTTTCTCTGATTGAGATTATGTAGACTGTTTTTTATGCACGTATACAAAGTATTATTACGTGAAGTTAGATCATTGATCATAACTATTACTTCCTATATTAGCCCGCTAGTGCGAGCATAAATATCAATTATCTATAACGGCATAAAGCCATTCCAAAAAAAGGATTAATTATAAATAGACAGGCGTCAAACTACCAATATTGGCATGTAGCTCTGCAGCTAAGGATTCCAGCATAAACGCTAGTTCCTCGCGCTGAGCTATAGTGGCATCATCAGATACTACTACGTCAATCTTGATTTGGTTTTGTGCCGAAACAACTTCGGTCGAATCGACCGTTTCCGTTACAACTTGTTGCAGTTTACCTGCAATTCGCGTAGCGTTGCTGTTTAAGTGAATAGAAGAAATAGTCAAATTTGACTCTAAGCTTCTTTTCACCATATCGCGCGTTTCATAGATCACAAGACCATTTGATTCGCCCATTGGAAGGAAAGTACGTAACGTACCTGCACCGTCATTATCTAACGTGATATTACTCATAGATTTTACTCCAGTTTAGTTCGGAACAACATTGTTCCGTTAGCGCATAATGCGACTAGGTGTATTAAACACTATGTTAATACAAGTTAAGGTTGTGATAACTCAAACTCTAATAAGAGGTTAAGGTTACCGGTTACGATAAGTAATTATCTAGTAAAACCGCGCGCCAAGGCCATCAAGTCTAAGACTTGCCAAGGGTTGAGATCTACAGGAAAATTAACAATTATCGGTGGAAAGGGTTCGGTCAGTGAAACAGTACGCTGATAGTGATCACATCTGTACAAATTCGTACTTTCTGTGAACGCATACCGCTGTCCGTAACAAGGCCATCTTTCACTTAGGCTCGAAGAGCTAAAGTAAGAGTGAGACTTGATACTATGGACACTGTTTACGAACTGAACCCCAGTGTTAGACATGCGACGAGAGAACATCTGAATATAATCACCAATTGGTAATATATAATCAAGTGCCCAGCTGAGAGGAAATAATTCCCAAGCTGTGCTAGCGATCTCCGACGTTGATAAACCAAGTTCGGCCCGATCAAAAAGCTCAGGGTCGACCACGGCATACGTCAACTTTTGTCTAACCGTTTCATCACAAGTGTAATCATTATCAGAGAAACT